CATTGCTATACTGGAGAAAGAAAATGCCACGAAATCCAAATGAAGTAATTAATGATATTCAAAAAGTACGAACTAAAAATAATGAACTGTGGATGCAACTTCTCAGAATTGCAATGCAGAATGATCCAGAACAGACCAAGCATATCATGAAAAAGATTCGTAACAATGATTTAAAAATATCAAGCCTGACAGGAGAGTTGGCTGATGAATAATTACCAAAAAAATCTGAAAGCATTTAAAAACAACCACACCTTTTTGATCGAGCGATTGCAGGGAGAAATAGAAAAGACTCCCTGGTTCTTTCCGTATGAGCATGGATTCAATATTAAGACAGACCAAAATGAAATTATTAAAGGCACCGCTAATAATAATCCCGACGAACTGACTAAAAATTATCAGATGCATTCTGATGAAGCAAGCGTAGTATTTGGCATCGGGGACGGTTCATTGCTCTATTCTATATGCCAGCACAAAAAGAAATTACATGTAGTCCTTGTCTATGAATCGCAACTTGATATTATTAAGTTTGCTCTTGAACGATACAATTTTAGCAAATGGATAAAAAATGGGACATTGCTTTTTATTGCAGATAAAGAACAGAATGAATTATCATCTCTTGTATCTGTAATTGATAATGGTAATGTTATTCAGGATTGGATATTTTTTGCAGAACCATATGTCATCAACAAACGATCGGTCTACGGCCAGGTGTTCGATGATACGCAGCGGCTGATAAATCACCTGCGCTGTAATACAGGTACACTGATGCAAGCAGGAAAAATAATTGCAAAGAATGATATTGAAAACCTGCCGTATGTTATTCGACATAATGGGATTAACGTGCTGAAAGAAGCATTCAAAGATAAGCCTGCTATTCTTGTCAGTACTGGTCCCAGCCTGTCAAAAAATATTCATTACATAAAAGAGATACAGGACAAAGTAATTATTATTGCAGTTGGTCAGGCTCTGCGAATATTACAGGCATATGATATTACTCCTGATTTTATCTGTACGGTAGATTTTGGGGAAGTCAATATGTCCCACTTTGTTGGGCTCATGGATAGTTCTGTCCCGCTGATCGCACTCAATCGCTCCTTTGCTCCGCTGCTGAAAGAATGGCGGGGACCGAAGTTTATTAGCAGCAGTATCAATCCTGGATGCGAAAACACCGTAGTGGGACTGCTGGATGATCGTGGATCGTTGGAGCAAGGAGGATCAGTTGCACACTTTGCCCTGGGAGTTGCGTTACATTTTGGGTGCAATCCTATTATTATCACCGGCCAGGACTTAGCTCTAACTGATGGACTATCGCATAATATCAATGCTGATAGTTCAGGATTTACCTACATTGATAACGGTGAAATTAAATGGTCGGTCCATGATCCGCGTAGTAATGTACTCAATAAAGAAGTACATAGCATGGGCCCAGCGGTCCAGGTGCCGGGATATTTTGGGGCTCCGGTTATTACCAATATTGGGCTCGCCTCATTTATTACAGCATTTGAAGATATTATTAAACGCCGATGTACAGATATAACCGTAATCAATGCAACAGAAGGCGGGGCGCGGATACCTGGAAGTAAACAGATGGCACTAACTACAGCTATTAAAAAATATTGTGTCGAGCTGCTGGATAAATCTATCATCGAGAAATACAAAGGACTAAAAGAAGATTGGCAGCAAGAGATTGACAAAGCCTTATCACTGATAGATTCAGACATGAAAATTCTTAATGAGATTATTATTGAGACAGAAAAAGGACTTGAATCCAATAGCAAGCTGTCACGAAAATTATCACGGAATCAGTTTGAACAACTGCTGCTTGAAAATGCAGAGCACTCAAATAAAGCGGCAGAACTATCTGATAAAAGCCCATTACTTAAATTGCATATCTATCATGCAAGCAGAGCAATACAGTCACGCGAACTGAAAGTGAAAGGGTCTACTGCGCATCTGTTAAAACATAAAGATGATTTTCAAACCCGGATCGCTCGCAATAAACTTATCCTGGAAACAGCACGAGATGCAGCAAAGGACCTGAAACAATCCTATGAAAAAACCCAAAGCATCTTGCAGCACTGTAAAGATGGAGATGTATCGGAGATCATATCTCTGATCAATTATATTCCATCGGTTGCTGATGCTGAAGATTATTTTCAGTCAGGAAACTTTGCCCGACCATATCTTGATGCACTGAAATTAAACGATCAGGAAATAGTGGCACGCTGTATTGAAATGCGAGAGGCGAAAATTGCAGCGGAAAAAGAACGTTGTAAAGATCATCCGGTACTGATCGAATATAATGAGCTGATACATGAAGCACACCAGCTCGGACTGAAACAGCGTGATTTTAAACAGGCATTTGAGTTACTCGATGCAGCAGAAAAATTATTGCCGGAGCGGTTTGAAGCGCAATGGGGCAGAGCTACAGCATTATTCTATTGTGAGCGGTACCAGGAATCATTGGAGCAATATGCCAAGCTGATCGAAAAATATCCCGATAACCAGCGGCTGAAATTTGAAAAGCACCTTGTTATGATCGAGATTAACGCAGAGCAGGGGCTGGCCGATATGAAACAATTCCTGGCAGAATCCGATCAGTTTCAATATTTTTGGCGGCACATTGCAGAGCTATATCGTGCCAGTGATCCGGTAAAAGCAAAAGCCGCTTACGAGTTATATCTGGCCAAATTCCCAGATGATATAGAGGCAAAAGCTGCTGTAGAATCGCTTTAAACAGCGTTTCATTTCTGAATCAATAGGGAATTTGTCTTTTAATAGCCTGCCTGAAAACAGGCTATTTTTATCAGTATTTGGGCAATGTTAGTTTAAACTAACATCTTTTACTTTTTTTATAATTTTTATATTTTTTAGTAGCTTTTTTTCAGGGATATATTATATTAGTATCATAAAGAAAAAACAAAAACAAGGAGACAAAATAATGAGAAACAGAGTGACACAATACTACGATAGAGAAAGAAGAGAAGTACGAACAGGATCAGTAATAATTCGCAGAGACGGCGTGCAGCCGAAAAAACATCCTGAAAGATATGTTTATTTAGGTTCATATTATGCGCATGAGCGTTGGCCTTATGTTGCCGGGGGCGTTGTCATGAGAACTTCTTATGGCAAGGCGAATGAAATTTATGACCCGGAAACACGAATGAAGACGGATTATTATTATGGAAACAAACTTGGTACCTACCAAATTTGAAGATTTTCCCCTTCCGCCGACTTCTATAGGAGACCTACTAATGATTACTAAAATAATATTTTGTATTTTGCTGTTATCATCATCCGTATATGCGATTCCAGCAAGCATTAACATTGCAGGACAGATAGAGCTGGGATCAGATGCATACAGCTATACCACATTTGAGACCATTGATTTGGGACTAAAAATCAATTTCTGGAAATGTAAAAATTATCTTTACATCGGACAAACAAGCTGGATGGAAATGAACTGGAACAAGCTTTCAGCATATCCATTCAGAATTATCTATTATTATGGCAACCGATTTTCTATTGCTGGATTTTTTATCGACGTTCGGCATTTTTGTAATCATCCAGTTAAATCAAATCAAATTCATTGTGATCCATGGGTAGAAATAGACGGTATAAAATATTATGCTCAAAATAATAAGTGGTATTCTAATTTTTGGGGGGAAACTATAACCACGATCAGTATCGGCTATGAATTTGAATTTGAACTCTGGCACAATTAAAATAATATTGCCAGATTCAACCGCACCTGAACAGCCACATAGCGATATGCTGGCTGCTCGTTTAAGGCGGATATAGTCAGGCCGGGCCCCATAAAAAATTCCAGAGAACGAAACTCCCCCAGCCGATATAGATAATCAATTGATCCACCAGGCAACCAGGCTCCGGCATAATAGCCTCCGGTTAATCCCAGTAGCAGCAGGTGCTTTCTAATTACCGGCTGCCATTTAGCAGGCCGAGGAATAGTTATATCACAAATGCTTTCACCTGCTGCTGTTGCCACAAAAGACATATAATCTTCATATGCTTTAACTGTGCCAATATGAATTGAACATGCCTCATCTTTTTTAGCAGGCTTGATAACTATTTGCTCTGCCGGTATTACTTCAGGCTTACATTCATTTTTACCTACTCGATAGGCATACATATATAATGCAATATGAGAAGCAACCAGCAGAGCAGCCCCGATAATTATTGCTGCAATTATCAGTTTAGTTTTCAGTTTCATTGAAATGCCTTACTCACTGCAATCTGAATTGCCCCAGAATAAAATCCGCAGATCAGAACAGCAGCTGCAATAACAATCAGGATCAGAGCATTGCGTCTACGCTGCTTATCTGATCGTCCCATCTCTTCCCATATCCATTTCATTGTTGATTTAATGCTCATCTTTTAACTCCTTTAATATTGATTGTATAAAGTCAATCCAGGATTCTGAATCCTGAATAAACGGTGCCGGGCATTGTTTGCCAGTCAGATCATAATGCCTGAGTAATAATACTTTACCTTTGGATGGAGTTCCAATCGCCTGCTGGGGATTAACTGATCTGTTATCTATCTGTAAGTGATGATCCCGACAGAATGATAGAATAGATTGCTTGCACTGTGCTACAGCTCCCAGCCAGTCAGCATCTGAATTTTTAACTTCATCATTATTACATATTTCCCAGCTAATAGTATGATGATTTTGAGCGTGCATAAATACATTATGAGCGATCGGCTGCTGTCCTTTATATTGCTCGGTCCATTGTAACCGGGCATCCCCAACAGCATAGGCAACCTCGTTGAACGGAATCGCCTGTACTGTTTTGTGCATGTCGCAGAATATATGGGCTGAACCGAAACGAAATTTAGTTTTCCCATCTACCTCGTAAACTTTTCCAGACTCTCCCTTAATACATGCACGGCCCATCCACTTGATATTAGCATCAGCCCCCATCTTTGGGCTGTCATTTGCAGTGTAATGAATAACCAATCCGTATAATCCTTTTAGTAATGTTCCAGGACGATTCGGATGTCCTACTGGTAATAGTTTCTGTTCCATTGTGCTTTTTGCTCCTCCAGTATATCAGAATAAGTTGACGCTAATAGCAAACATGCTGCTATACATTTTAGATACATTATTTCGGCGCATCGGCGTTGAATGCAATGACTACAAAAAAATATCATCAGCTCGTGATATTTCTGTATTGATGTATATCTCATAATATATGCAGCTTTTCCATAAACTTGTCAAAATTTCCAACATGCCGATCCAGCCGCAGATGAAGAGCATCTACTTTTTCTTCAATGCGGCCTAATCGTTCATGGTGATCCAGCACTGTTTTTGCAAAGCTGATCTGACCTTCCTGCCGTGCTTTCATCTCTGAAACAGTCTCACTGATTTTAGTCAGTTTATCATTATCGGCATCTGCTTTTCTAAAACGATCAATTATAAAATAACCAATCGCAGCGGTAAAAAATGCAAATGCTGTTCCGATAATTGCCTGTACAGTTGGATCATTAAAATTCATGTCCTGCTCCGTTTCTTATAACAATCAATCATACAGCGGCGGTGTTGGTACAACCACCCACTGATTGTACGTGGGGTAGTTCCGTTAGTATCAGAGCATCCTCCTCTGATTGAAATATTGTCGGCTGTCTCTTCGCAATCAGCCCTAACTTCCGCAGCAGTGCCGGGAAAATTATGATATAACTCAAACAAAGCAACAAGAGCATTTTCAACAAGGGCGCGGACGATTTTTTCCCGATAATTTGATATTTTAATTTTAATTTTTTCCACCTCATAGCCTCTCTCCAGTATATGTTTTCATTACGGTGTTAATCCTGTCGGACAACTGAATTCATCAGTATTCGCATTAATGAAAGCATTGCCTGCACAGGTTTCAGTTGTATAGAGTGCCACGCCATAATGACAGTAATAAAATCCATAAGCAGTGGCCAACGGAGCATCAATATCAGTTGCTGTGCAACTACTGATTTGATCACAATTATGAAATCCACAAGCAATGTTCCCGGATGAATCAATATCAGTTGCTGTGCAACTACTGATTTGATTACAACTATAAAATCCATAAGCGTTTCCTGTTCCTGTTGTATCAATAATACTTGCTGTACAACTACTGATTTGATCACAACTATAAAATCCGTATGTAGAAACATCTTCTGCACTTTGAATATCTTCAACTTTACATCCTGATATTTGATTACAATTATTAAATCCATACGCTACGCCCGTTCCGCTCGTGTCTATATTAGAAGCTGTGCAAGCAGAAATCTGATTACAGGTATAGAAGCCAGCGCAATTACCATTAACAGAATCAAGTGTATATGCCTGAGAACTGGAAATATTATCACAGGTCGAAAATCCATAGAGTACGCCAGAACCCGTACAAGCACAATTATTAACTGTACCTCCTGATATGTTTTGACAAAGATAAAATCCAGAAACATCTCCAGAACTTACCTTTAAGCTGGTGGCTCGACAGTTTATATATTTTGCCATTAAATTATAGGCAGCTACTGCACTTCCCTGAAATCCAGTCATATTGGTATTACTCAGTCGTGTTGAAACAACGCAATTATCAAAAGTAACGGCAGCAGCAGACAATAGAAATGAATATTGCACAGCAGATGCTACTGTTCCTAATCCTTTAACGAATACATTTTTAAGAAAACAATTTGAGGTATTAACATTCAAATATCCTTGTGTGTTTCCAAATGTTATTGTTGCTCCTCTTTCAAATTCTAAATGAGATACATTATTAGTCCGTAACTGTCCCCATGTATCACCACCGGATAATGTCAGGGCATAATTACCAATCTTGACAAATACTGATTTGTAATCATCCTTAAATTGATATGTATTGGCTGCTGTCCGTTCAATAATTGCATCCCATGATGCCTGACTCACCACAATAGCATCATAGGTTGGAATCAGCGCAAGTAACGCAGCAAGCAACTGGTTACGAGTATCAGTTGCTGCTGTCTGCATCGACTGACCGCTGTACTCTATAACAGCAGCCAGCTCTTCCTGAATACTATTTAAAGCATCCGCAGTAATAGTAGTAGGAGGCGGCCCCGCTGAATAGAGACCGCTGACATTATTAGCTCCTTCTGTTCTATGCATGAGACCACCTCTTCTTAATTTTTATGCTCCACGAATCGCCCATTCAGGCTCGAACCGATATGCTCCGGTTGCTACACCAGCATCACTTACCTCAACCCATCCAACAATCAACTGGGAAAGAGTTGTAACTGTTACTGTGATACTCCCTGCCGTACCAGAATGAAGATATACAGGCCTTCCCATATATCCGCTAAAAGTAGCAGAGAATGAACTGTCCCGGACAATTCCCCGCCTTAAAATATTACAGGTTGCGGCATCTGACGTATAACTGTCACAAGCAAGTCCGATCAATCCAGTTCTTGCAGATGTTGCTACATTTGCCTTTTTCCATACTCCGCTTGCATGCAGATACATGATATTGCCAAACGAGCAATCACTGCCGACCGTCTGCGAATAATCAATCCATCCAACTGCTGTTTTATCAGTTGTGTTTTTCCTGATCTCTGGATCTTTCCAGAAATCTCCAGGATTAACAAACTCCTCTTCCATAACTGTGACCATGAAATCCCTGAGGTCCTGCGCACTGATCTGTCCAGTGACGTTATCTGCCATCAGTGCAAGCAGGGCTGTGCGAGTACGTTGCGTATCAGCCATTATGTAGCCTCCTCTAAATTACACTGGACGTATAAAGTCCGTGCTGAATATATCATTCTGAAACGCACCACCGTGATGCGTATCAAATGCAGAATTAAATGCCTGATCATAAGGCCCAGTTAAATATGTTCCATCATATGTATGATGCGCTGCAAAGTCAGTGCTGAATCCCCAGTTAAACTGTGGTATCGGAATACTATCATCATTTGATGGGAGTGCTTCAAAGCTCCAATCAAATCCGTGATCGAACGCAGCATTAAGAAAGGCATATTGATCACGCATATGCGAGGGTTTAATTGGACGCAGCGTTTCAATTACTGGATCAAGTGATCGTACTCGTGATTGGTATATTGTAATATCATTTGTCGGATGCATTGCAAAATCAGTACTGAATCCAATATCAAATTCACCTTCGTCGCCGTTAATATCTACATTAACTGTAAAAATAAATATAATAGATTGATCTCCAACTGTATCTCCAACAGTTGCAACATTAACCCAGGCTGGAGTATATTCAGTTATCGTTATTGTATATCCCAATGCCGCAAGTACTTCGATGTAATACGTTGGGTATAATCCGCCGGTACTGAGTAATAGTGTATGTAATATTTGCTGCCGCTCTGTATCAGATAATGAGCTATTGTCAATCCCGTAATCAGCTTCATGTTCATCTAATAATTCAGAAGCATAGATAACATGGCCTTCTCGTTTCAGATCAATCTGCCGCCCTTCTATCTTAGCGAACTCTTCTGCCAGAGCGTAGCAATATTGATCAAGCACGGAATCAAGCTCTTTATTCCATGCACGGCCGCGTGGAAATAATCCTTTAATGAGCTGCTTGTATTGTAATACTGTTCGTGCCATTATGCATAATCCTGTAATGTAACAGTACCGAGCACCGGGACTCGGTTAGAGGCTATGCCAATATCATCCGTAGGAGATATAGTTTTGTGAGCTACTTCTGTTGCTGATGCAGATATAGCAGCGTCGATATCAGATAGATAAATAGTTTTTGCAGGACCCCCTTTAATCAATATCATATCACGCAATTTTTCTTCTACTTCAGATTGTACTGTAGAATTGTTCGGACTAATCATAATAGTAAAATCCAGCGTTTCTTCCTGTAATTCAATCATGATAAGTCCCGGCTCTGCCCCAACCGGACATCCTACAGTCAGGCCGGTCAACGGATCAGTATGCTCTACTAAATATTCCCGAGTAGTTGCCATTTCAGCCGCTGAAGGGATAATGCTGGTATCATCATCACGAACAAATGCACATCCTACTGTACCAATACCATAATATTCAGGAATCGCCCATGCACGAGTATTACCAGAGATTTCAAGCATCCAGTTTTCGTAATCAAAATCAGCCCCGCCGTGGGGAGCCCTGCGCTTGCGCGTGAGCACTCTGGCGCGATAATCTTCATCCTCTTCCTCGTCTAATCCGCCGGTGATACCACTGGAATCCACAGTAATATAAGAATCAACGCCAGCAATAGGACTGACAAAATATAAATATATACCGCCTTCATCGTTGCTCTCCTCTCCATACTCTTCAGCTGTGAATGATACTGTAGCAGCCCCGCTTGCAAGAATATATTCTTCATCAGTAAAATAAGATTTATCTGCATCGCTGATTAACTCAGTCCCGGCAGGAATTACTGTTCCTGATGTTCCTGTCGCTGCGCCCGATCCTATTGCCTTTGTCGGTGATTTTCTCGCTACTCCATATTCATTTCCATGTACTTCAAGATCATCAGTATCGGCAGTAGTTACAAATAGCTGGTTCTTTTCGTATTGTAAATATCCATATATCAGATGACATGCTCCCGCATATACCCGTGCCTGTATTTTTAAAATAGCGCGACGCAGCAGCGAGGTAGCTCCATCAATACGGGTTTTAAAATCAGACTGTATTCGTTCATCCAGTTCAGATAATGTTGGCCTGTCGAACGGCATTATATTACCTCCATCGCTTTCCACAAATCATCAAAGGCAACTGTAGTTTTACTTCCTGAATTTCTTGATAGATCAATTTGAGTATAAATTCTATCAAGCCCATTTCGTTCTACAGTTACCACTATGTCCGCAACTACTCCATCATCAAGCATCCATTGTAAGCACTCTTCAATATATTCTTTTACTTTTGCTAAAATTTTTGTCGTTATTTTTTGCCGATATAATAACCATAATCTGCTGCCTGTTTTATCTCCATCGGTTTCAAGAGCATCGCCCCACCAGCCACGGCGATCATTTACATCATCAAGATCATCATCAACATCGGCACGGCGGTCAGTAAATAAGCTGATTAGTACTGCGGTTTCCAGTCCTGCCTCTTTGGTAAAATCAGAATCAGTAATGGACATATCGGCTACGCCATTATCATTATCCCAGGTTAATTTCACATCGGTCATGGTAGCCTCACTTTATCAACCTTGCAATTATCGATCACAGACGAATTTTGCGTTGCAGTAACTTCAGATGTTATTGAAGCAAGCCCCGGCATAACCTTTGTTATAACATGGGTGTGAGAATTATAATCGTCTTTCAGTTTATTAAATTCGGTTTTCAGATCATTAAAAGCTACAGCATAATCATCTTTCCCATTAACCTCTACCTCTTCATTTTTATTACACTTTACATAGTTGTTAAATTTACTGTATAAAGATGATTCTCCTTCCTCTAAATCTGTTGGTCTATTTTCTCTATCGTGAATTGATAATACCATTCCCTGATCACGATTGCCGTTTACAAAAAGAACTACAGCCTGTCCCTGAACAGGATATGCTTCAAATCCATATGGAGATAATACTTCAATACCTGTAATAGTTTCTCCATTCAGTCCGGTAACTTGCACCGTGGCAGTCTTTGTTCCATTATCTACTGCTGATAATATAGCTCTACCGATTAGCAGGTATATTTTTCTTTTCAACATATCGAGCAAATGGTTCATGCATCAAATCCTGTCTTAATATCTATTTCAGCAGCACTGCCTGAATATGTATCTTTATCTACAACTAACAATGTGCTGTATGCTCCATCGTCATCATCAAGAATATACGATACATCGCTAATTAAAAATTGAGTTGCATCAATTCCTAATATTTTATCATATACCGTTACCAGAGAATTTATTTGCCAGATGCTTCCATCACTCTGCATCCATCCAGGAACATGATAAATAATTCCTCTACTATGTCCTGCTCTAACTCTGGCCTCCCAACGAGCACGATCTCGACATTTACCAGTATCAGTTGCACGGTCAGCAAATACCGTTAACGGTCTGTATCGTGTAATAATCGGATCAGCACAATTTCCTGACGGTTCAATAAAATCGGTAAGCTGTTTATTATCTCCACCAATACCATATCCCTTAACGATATAATCAGAATATCGTTTACTGTCATCCTGGATTAATTTTCCATACGTTGCATTTGCATCGAACTGTATTGGATCAGTTGCTTTTCTTGTAGTGCTGGATTTGGTTAGCGTTAATTTTCCGTCTCCATATGATAACGGCAATATCCCAGCGTCCCGACATATCTCTGCTACCATCTCATAGATATATTCTCCTTCATTTGCTTTAAATGAATCTATCTTTACGTTCGCTGCTGTAGCTGCTGAACTATCAATAGTCAGATCAATATCAAACGGTTCAAGCAATCGACGGATAATATTTGCTCGAGTCTGTTTTTTAAATTCATTGTTCGATTCTGCATAGGTACAATCTATTATATCACAAGTTTTATCTCTGCCAATAAACTGGATATTGAATCGCCGTCCACCATATTCGATCGGGATGCTATCAATATATCCAGTAACAACCGTTTGATTTTCGATAAAAACAGTAACAGTATCCCCCTTTTTTATTTTCCATTTACTGCTTGAATTACCAGCACTAAAATCATTGCTTAAAAAACCGAATGATCCAGCTATGGTCTGCATGCTGGTATCAACTCGCATCTGATTCCATGAGGTGTATTCATTCTCACCAATGCGCAATCCGAATTTTGTAGCAACTTTTTTTGTCATGCTTCAAGCACCAATATATCAGTTTGCTCCGGGATAAATCCTGGATGTCTGACGGTCAATTTATTCTTATTAAAAATTTCAGCACACCTATCTATATCTTCATAAAGATTATATGCAAGTTCCAGTGTACTCATTGCCTGGTTGCCGTTGCTATAGGTTACTTCAGCTTGTAGTGTATTTATTTTTTCAAGCATCAGATTAGCAAGACTGGCACGGAGCATTTCTGTTGCCATATAAATATCAGTAACATCTAAATCAACTTGCTCTCCAAGCCGTAATAAAAATTCATCAAAGGCATCAAGCATCCGATTTAAATAATCCTGTAATTGGTTACGGCTGCTAAAATTGATCCGTACAAATATTTTACAGGCATATGATAACAATAAAAACTTAACAATATCCAATACCAGAGCGCGATTATCCTCTTGCTCTGCTGATGATGTCGCTAAATCATCTTCACCAAAATTTTGTGCAGTAATCATATTAACAATCAGCGACTGGCCTAATGCTTCCGGGATGCTGGTTCCATCCAGCGTAACCTGATTGCCACGAACTGTTCCTGAGCATCCTCCAGCTACCCCTCCCTGAATAACTGTACCGGCAAGGCCGCATAAATATTTAAACGATTCACAGCCAGATTGCATCGTTTCGTATAAATCGCAGGGAGAATCAAGCACTGAAACAATAGTATTGATTGCAGTGTTAATAACTCCAATCGCTGTAGCAAGAGATGATTTTAATACATTATTAACCGAGTTTACTGCTTGCTGTACTTTCATCATCGCATATACAGCATCCTGTCCCAGCCCCTCAACAAATCCCGCTGCTGTATTCATCGTATTTATAAAATTATCAATCGAATAATTATTTGCCGTATCGATAACAGCATCCATCTTTGCAGCAGGGTCAGTTATTTTCCCTGGGAATAATTCATCCTCTTCCAGAGCAAATTCAATATCGAAATATGCAATACCGCCATCAGAATAAGTTTCACTAACAGTATATCGTATCGGATGAACTCTGCGCTTCCCGAAATATGGATGAATCAACGTACCAACGTTATAAATATCATTATCAGTATTATTCTGAAGTACATCAAGTAGCTTATCACGATTGTTAAAATAATCAAAATCATTATCAGTATTCTGAATAACATAAGCCCCGATAGAAAACTTCGGAAGCTCAGGACCCATATCAGTTGTGATGGTCCGGGCCTGCCAGCGTTCCGTTTCTTTTATTCGACGACCGCCGGTGATACTATGCCCTTCTACTTTAAAGGGAACACCGCGAAATGATGCATCTTGTAAATTATCTTTCCAACTCATATCTTATGCCCCTGATGTTACCATACCGCCCCAGGTACTGCCATTATTTGTCTGGGTTTTTACTTTTGCATTTCCTTTATTAGATACTTTATCAATTGTAGTTTGTGCGCCCCCTTCAGACCTGACTTTCAGGTTAATATCAGTCTGGGATTTATTTGATATCACATTTTTACCCGCTTCTTTTATTCCTGATAAAGCTCCCGTCACATTCTCTGCTGGGCTTCCTCCCTTACCTCCGACAAGGCCAAAAGTCAATAACGGAGCGACATAGTTCATGAATAAATCTTTCAGCATAGTGAGCTTTTCGATTACCCAATCAACTCCTGCTGCTATTTTATCCACTACCAAATCCCAATTTTTATAAAGCAATACGAGGCCTACAATAACAGCAGCTATTGCAAGAGCAACCCATACCAGCGGATTTACCGCCATCGCTGCATTCAATAACCAGGTAGCAATACTGGCCATTCGAATTGATTTAGCAAGTTGCAAAAAAGTTTGGACAGCGCTGGCTGCAATAAATGCTTTAGTCAATGCTGTATATATTGCAAACCAGATAACGAGAAAATATAATGCATATCGTACTTTATACAATACTTTTACAAGCTGCATAAAAATAATCAGCACCGGCTTTAATACTGCCAAAACTATTTTTATCAATACTCCCAACTCAGAAAAGAAATCACTAACACCTGTTCCAATAGCTTCTTTATTTTTTGCTATCCAATCACCTAACGGTTGCAACAAATCAGTAATGCCCGAGAACAATTTAGCAAGTGCCGGAAGCATTAAGTATCCGATATTGGCTTTGAAATTAAATGCTAAATTCTTGAATCTATTTTCTTGTGCTGCAAAGTTCTTAGATGCAGATGCTGCGCTACTTGCATATTGATCACGCAGAGCTTTACCAAATGCAGGAATAAATTTTTCAGCAGTTAATTTTCCTGCTTGCATGAATTTTGATAATTCCTGCTCTGACATATTCATTGCTTTTGCAGCAAGAGAAAATGCGCCAGGAATCCGCTCACCTAACTGACCGCGTAACTCTTCAGCCTGGACGGTGCCTTTACTTATCATCTGCGATAAGGCAAGTAATGCCCCTTCAGCCTGCTCTGCCGGAAGCTGTAGTGATGTCGCCGCCTCAGAGACTCCAATAAATACTTGCTTAACATCTTCATTCGATACTTTTGAAGTTTTTGATGCGGCAGCAATTTTCATGTAAGCGAGTGCAGTTGATTTTAATTCAAGACCAAGCCGATTAACCTCACCACGAACAAATTTCATCTGTTTATCAGCATCACCGTCGAATACCGATTGATATGATATTTTTAACGCATCTAAATCTTTGGCTGCTTGTTTACTCTCCTGAGCAAATTGCACAATAGCAGACCCTGCTTTCATTACTACATTAGCAATCAAAAAGCCTTTAGCTGTCTCACCTATTTTATTTCCAAGCCTTGCAAACATACCAATCTTTTTA